TTATCCTTTCTTCTTTACTTTGAATGTTTGAAATATCTGAAACAAAGGCTCTAAAATCATTAGAACCAAGCGCAAGGTTAATAACTGCTGGCTCTTTTGTCTGGTTGACTTCATAAGTTGCTGATAATGTACCAGATACGTTATTTGAGAAATCGCCCTGTAAAGCGTTTGACATAGCTGAAACTCTAGAACCAGCATCATCGAACATCGAACGAATACCACCAGCCATTCCAGACACGTTGCTTTTTACAACTTCAAAACCACCCATTAAAGCTCTATTGAAACCACCCATGATAGCTTCCCCTGCTGGGATTAGCAATCTTCGGTCATAAGAGATAGGCCCTTTGTGGGTTGCAATCCAGTTAGCAACGCCACCGATAAAATCAGTAACAGCGTTCCATGCTGATTTCAACCCACCTAGGAATCCATCCATAATCGCACGACCTGCACCGCTTAAATCAATATTCCATAATCTGCCAAAGAAACCACTAATCGCCTCGATTGCACTTGAAACTCCGCCCTTAAGTGCATCTAATACACCCAAGAAACCTTCTTTCATGGCGTTTGCGACATTCACCACAGTTTCTTTAATCGCATTGATTGTTGTTGTAAAAATGCTCTTAATAGCTTCCCAGATTGCTGATACGGTATTCTTAATCGCACCCAAAACGGTACTAATGATGTCCTTAATTGCATTGATTACAGTTGAAATAACTGTCTTGATACCTTCCCAAACGGTCGAGGCTATGCCTTTGATTGCCTCCCAAGCACCGCTCCAATCTCCTTTAATGACAGCTGTAACTGTATTGATGATGCCTGCTATCACATTCAAAGCAGTAGAAATAACCGTTGAAATAACAGTCCATACAGTCTGAACTATTGTAGTAAATACCGTCCAAGCCGCATTCCACACACCTTGTACAACTTGCATACCTGTTGAGATAACAGTTTGAATGTTTTGAATAGCAGTTGAGATATATGTTTGAATACCAGTCCAAACCGCTTCGACAATAGGTTGTAGTAAATTCCAAGCAGTAGTAGCAACTGAAACAATACCATTCCAAACGCCAGTCATGAACTCAACAAAACCATTCCACGCAATAGTAGACGCCTCTGTAATTCCTTTCCATAGGTTGCTAAAGAACTCTGCTATTCCGTTCCATACGTTCTTAACCGTTTCAACAACAGCAGTTACAACTTCGACAATACCATTCCAAACTGTTTTAGCGATTGAAACAATACCGTCCCATAATGTCGTAAAGAACTCCGTCAAGGCGTTCCATACATTCATCAACGCTTCCACGATTGGTTGTGCGCCTTCTAAGAAGCTATTCCAAACATTCGAGGCAATCGTTTTAATGCCTTCCCAAAGTCCAGAAAAGAATTCTGTAATGCTATTCCATGCGTTTTTGATAGCGTCTATTACTGGTTTTGCCGTTTCT